GACATCCTGTTCATTACACGCAAACCAAGCGACGCACGCACAGCGTATTTACGCGAACGTCATTAGGGCGCGCCATGGTATCGCCCGCCGAGGCCTTGTCAATTGAAGCGCAAGGATGAAGGCCCCAGGCGCGTGCCAATGTTCGACGCGCAAGACTGATCAGTGCTGCAAGCCCCGAATGTAGTCCTGACAGGCGCGCAGGGCGATCAGTCCGCGATCACCGTCGTCGCTGATGGCGATAATTCTTCGAGCATGCGCCGGGTCAAGTCGGGCGCGTACGGGGCCATGATCCATGCCGCCGGGGGCGGCGGTGGCAGGCACGCCGGCACAGGCGGCGTCGCGCTCGACCAGGACCGACAAGCGCAGATCGGCAGTAGCAAGGCGATCACGCAGGCGTACTTGAGTCTGCTGTACATCGGCAAGCTCCTGGAAATGTCTCGATTCACTGTCATGCAGGCGTTGTTCAAGCCCCAGGCGCTGGTCACGCTCGGCCAGCAACTGGCGATTGATCAGCAGCGCCTGCTCGCGCAGCTGCTGCTCATTCCGCTGGGCCTGCTGCGCCAGTTGCCCGCCATAACGCCAGGCCTGGACTTGCCAGGCCAGCGCCACACAGAACACAACCAGCAGCGCGTACAGCCCGAACTGCACACGGTTCAACACAGCACCTCGCGGGCACGCGCCCACAGCTTGAGGCGGTCATCCAGGCCATTGAGGCCGCCGTTGATGTGGCGGGTAATGCGGTTGAACTCACCGCGATCGGCCAGCGCATTGAGCCCGCGTGAATGCCAGAACCAGGCCGCCGACTCACAGGCCCAGCGTGGCTGCTCGAGCATCTGCGGTTGTGCCAGCAAGCGCTCGTCGCCGAACAGGGCTCGGCTGCAGGCTTGGTAATTGTTGCGCCCGGTGACCTGGATCAGGCCACGGCCGCAATACAGCTGGCCATCGCCATCGGCCTGGGGCGTATTGCCCAGGCGCAGGGCCAGGCTGCCGGTGTCATAGCGTGCCAGATAGCGATCGCTCCCCAGCTCTTTTACGTAACGCAGCTGGCCGGACTCATGGCCAACCTGGGCGAGAAACGCGGCAATTCGCTTGGGATGATTGATCTCCCAACGGGCCATGGCCTCGTTGAGCGGTGCGAGAAACGCGCCGGCTCGTTGGCCGACGAGAGGATAAATCTGTTTGAGTTGGCTCTCCGTGAGCATGGGGTACCTCCTGGTGGACAACAACGAACAAAGCCCAAGCCCAGCCTGGGCTGATGATGTGACTTGAATGCGCTCGACAATAGCCAGGGTTGATCACCATGGGCACAGGGAAACCCGTGCAAGGGTACGTACTAAGCCTTGACCGAGACGGTCCGCCGCGACGCCGCACCCTTGGCCTGCGCCTTGCCCGCCTTGCCGCCATTGCACTGCACCGTGGTGCGCCAGCCGGAGCTGGTGAACACCTGCTCCACCGACTCGATCAGGTACAGGCCATCGAGCCCGGCGATAAAGCCTGTGGCCTCGATGCTGCGCTCGGCAAACAAGTCGGTGCGCCCGGGCATGTCCAGGCGCACGCTGGCAGTGGCGCGATTGAAGCTGGCCAGGCGTGCCTTGGCGGCCTGCTCGGCAGCGTTGCGGTTGGGGTAGACATGGCGATCGGTGTGCACCGGCTGATCACCCGGCGGCACCTCGCTGTTGTTCAGCTCGACCACTTGCAGGGCGCCGCTGGCACTGTCCTGGTGACGGGTGCGCACCGCTTTGTGGGCGTGTTTGTTATCCAGCCTGAACTGCCACTGGCTGACCGCGCTGCGCTCAAGGGTAACCACCCCCAGTGGCTTGCCACTGGCGCTCTGCCCGGCTTGGCGGGGAAGCACCAGCAGTTGGCCGTTGGCAAGCTTGGCGGTGCAGTCGTACAGCCGTGCCAGGCGGGTGATGAAATTGAGATCCGACTCGCTGTATTGATCGACCCGGTCGACGTGGCTGAGCACCGGACACACCGCCTGCCAGCCGTTGCGCGCGGCGATCTGGGCGACGATCTGTTGCACTGAGACGAACTCCCAGCTGCCGCTGCGAATGGTCTTGCCGCTGCCGCACAGGTCACTGGCCTTGCCACGGATCACCAGGCTGTCGGGCGGGCCGGACAGTTCTACCTCGTCGACCGTATAGCGGCCCAGGCGAGTCAGTGGCTGTCCCGCGTACCCCAACTGCACCTCGATCGAGGCACCCCGTGCAGGCAGGGCCACGGCGCCATCACGGGCATCGATGCGCAACTCGAAGTCGTCCGATTCCATGCCCGGTTTATCCGTGGTGCGCAGCAGGAGCAGGCGGTCGTTGATCAGTGCGGTGATGTCGTGACCATCGGCGACGATGCGAAAGATCGGTTGCATGACAAGACTCCTCTATCAGTCCCACAGCAGCAGCGTGCCGCTGGTTTGCGCCGCCAAGGCTGGCAGCAGGATGAGCACACCGGCGCGAAACGGTTGGGCCTCATCCGCCAGGCCCTGATTGGCGGCCAGCACGGCCTCCAGCGTGCCATTGAGATGGCCGTAGTAGTGGTGGCAGAGGCTATCGAGCAGATCGCCCTCAGACGTCATGCAGGTCTTGGCCATAGCTGACGAACTCCAGTGAGAATCCTTGTTTGCGTGGAATACCGCCGGCCAGCAAGCTGGCCTGTTCTTCCTCGATACTGGTCAAGCACCAGGTGCCAAGCACCTCACCGTAGCCGGTGATCAAAGACAGCGGCAGCAACTGGCGGCCAATACCGCGCAAGGTCTGCAGCTGGCCCAGGCCACCTTTGAAACCAGGGAAGATCGCACCATGAATGCTGATGGTCTCCTCGCCGCGGCTGACCGCCTGCTGCGCGTTGTCGCGGCTCAGGCGCTCCTGGCCGGCCCAGCGAAAACGCGTCTGCCGGCGTAGTTGATCGAACGCGGCGGTATCGAGGTTGAAGTAGTACGGTGCAGCGCCAGGCTTGAGTGGTTGCAGCACCAGCAGGTGGGGAAACGGTTTGATCGCCTGCGCCGCGGGTGTGGTGTCAGGCGCAAAGCCCAAGGTCGACAGCGCGTCACTGACCGTCGCACGCACCTCACCCACCACCCGACGAATCGCCGCTCCCGCCTTGCCCGCATGTTTGGCAAAGGTATCGATGCGCTCACGCACCTGGCGTACTACGCCCAGCGTTTGGTCGTATTTGCCAATCGCCTTGTCGACCCTGGCCTGGGCTGCGGAGATCGCACGCAAGGTGCGCTGCAGCCGCAGTCCAATAGCCGGCCCGACTACCGGCAGGCCTTCAAGATCTGAGGCCGCACTCTGCACGTGGTCGATGGCCTGGTTGAGCGGGTCAAGCATGGCATCGGCACGCTGGCGCCCGGCCTCCCCCGCCTTGACCAAGGCATATAGCCCGGCTTGTAGCTGTTGCAGGTAAGTCATGAAGCGTCCTCAGGCAACGTGGGGGGTGTCGGCCAACTGCACCGACTGCGCCCGCTCCATCAACTCGCTCAGGGTGCGCCGGGCAATTGCCTCCATTTGCTGGAGCACCGAGGGGTCATCGAGAGTGGTGTTCAAAGTCAGGGGCATGTTGGCGGTGAAGGTGAACTGCTGATTGATCGGCGGGCGGGGGCTGGTTGCTGGAGTCGACACTGTCGTAGCGGGTATCGATGGCTGCTCAGTGGCGATATCCAGCCTGCGCGCCGCTTCACCCACGGAGGTAGGTGCCTGGCGCTGCTCGCTGACAGTGGCTGGTGGATTTTGGCTGGAACCCATGGACAGGGTTCTGGCCAGCCAGCCGCCGACGCTTTCTCCGCCCATGCTGCCCAGCGCCCCACCGATCAGGCCTCCGATCGCCGTACCAATGACCGGCACTACCGAGCCGATGGCGGCGCCAGCTGCGGCGCCGGCCAGGGTGCCACCCAGCCCACCCACGGCAGTGCCGTAACCTTCGAGCTTTTCTTGCGAGCTGCCTTCACTGCTGAAGGTTTGGGCAATCTGCAGACCCGCATCCACCAGAGCGCCACCTGGGACACGCTTGAGCAATCCTTTTGCCAAGGGGCTCGCGCCACTGACCGCCTTGAACATCGATGACTGGCCTGACACAGGAGATTGGCTGCCTGCACCAGGGTTCCTGGACGCATGGGTTTGTTTCATAGATTGCGCCGGGATGATGTCGCCAGCGGCAGTATCGCTGCCCATCTGCGCAAGCCGGTTTGGCGCAGCAGAGCCAAGCCGTGGGGTGCTTGAAGCGTTGTTTCGGTTAGCCTCACCGGTAGGGGTAGCATCTGCGAAGACGCTTACTGGCGGTTGAGCAAGCGCGGTGATCGAAGTGGAGTTCTGCGCCCGTTGCTGCTCTTGGCCGCCCTCTTGGTCTTCGAACTCTTCCTCCTCTTCCTCTTCTTCTATTGCCAGTCCGGGTGCATCCGTTTGCTGTCCTCCAGCACCCCGGGAAAGCGTTGTCGGCACTTTTCCTGGGCCTGGCTCTGGCTCTGGCTCTGGCGAATCCTTGCCAGCAAAAAATCCGTAGAGACTTTCACCGGCCATGCCACCGAGCTTCTCCCCGACGTAGCCGCCGACCAACTCGCCGATGTCGTCAGCCTTTTTCTTGCCAATCACGCCACCCAGTGCGGCCCCTAGCAGGCTGCCGCCCAACTCACCCAGGGCGCCGCCAATCCCCTTGGCAGTCTCTTTGCCGTTTTCAGCAGAGGCCAACGAGTCAACGACTTTCAAGCTTGCTGAAGCCGCAGCCATATTGCGCCTGCTTTTTACCGCTTCTGTCGCTCGCTGCTTTTGCTCAGGTGAAAGCTTCTGCTTCGCTTGGTACCCAGCCCAAGCGGTGGCAAACACAGCGCTCCTGATAGCGAACAATCTCGATTCGGCCTTAAAGGCCTCAAAACTCAATTCCACCTGGGGCAGCTCCGAGCGCTTGGCAGGCTTCGCAGTGCCCGCGTTCGGTGCAGCGTCGGATACATACGTTGCAGCATGTGCTGCCTTGGCCTGGGTCGCTACAGGCAGCGGCATGGGGATCTGCCACGGGCCAGGCGCAATCAGCGCCTGGCGTGCCAAGATCTGGTAGCGGCGCTGCAAGCGCTCGACGGCAGCGGCCTCCCGCTCGAGCCTGTCGATCTGCGCCTCGTGCGTTTGAGCCTGATCAATCGCTAGCGCACCCTCCACTTGACCGGTCTTGTCCAGTTCAAGCCCCAGGCGAAACACCTCTGAGCTGATCCGCCCTAGGCGGATGCTATCCGCTTGCTTGCGCAGCGGCGCCAGCCGTTGGCGCAGCAGGTCGAAGGTGATGCCCAAAGTCTGAGCAAGCGTGACGGCGGTGCCGAGCGCGGATACTTGTGTATCGGCCATCCGTTCCTCCTTTTACTCCGAAAGCCACCAGACCATGTCGCTGTGCGACATGGTCATGATTTCGCTCGCGGAAAAGTTCAGCTCCTTGGCCAGCCGCTTGGCAGCGGCTTTCTGCCGGGCCGGGTCAAAGCTCGTCGTCCTGCACCAGGCGAAAGTAGCCGCTCTGCAAGCGGCTGTAGTCTTTCAGGGCCAGGCCTTCGAGGTCCTTGACGCCGACCTCGGCCAGCGAGGCGAACAGGTTCAGTTCACGCTGCTCGTCATCGCCCGCGCCACCCGCTTGGGCATTGCGGATGTCACGCACAGTCGGCGCACGCAGCGACAGGCTGTCGACCTGTACGCCGTTGGCTTCGCTGGCACGAGACAAGCGCACCGTCACCCGCTCAGCGTTCAGGGTCAGCCATTGCGGAAGCTTTTTCGCTTGAGCCATGTCGGTTCTCCTTACAGGCCAAGGGCTGCACGTTGCGCGGCCAGTTGGTCGACGCCGTCGATCACCCGCTTCATGCCCAGGGCATCGATCTCGTAGACCAGGCGGCCATCGACTTCGAGTTTGTAGTAGGTGACGGCGACGCTGTGTTTGATCTCGGCCTTGTCGCCAGATTTCCAGTCGCCCATGTCGACTTCCTTGAGCGAGCCACGCAGGGTGACCACCACTGGATTGATCTTGCCCTTGAGGCCCTTGAAGGCGCCGCGGAAGGTGCCGTTGAAGGCACTGGCATCGGCCAGGCCGAAGAACTTCAGGGCTTCACGGCGCACACCGGTCGTGGTGAACGCGGCTTCCTGTTTCTCCATGCCCTGGTCCATCTCGACCGGCATATCCATGCCGCCGGGGCGGTGCTCTTCCATCTTCAGGGTGAGTTTGGGCAGGGTCAGGCTGGGTACATCGCCCTGGAAGCTGACGCCGTCGACGAACAGGTTCAGGTTGGCCAGGGTTTCGGGAATCATTGCCATGTAGATGCGCTCCTTAAGCGGCGGAATCGAGGACTTCGGTCAGCCACTGGTTGGTGACTTCGACGCGGAAATTGGGGTTTTCGGCAGGCGGGACATCGGTGAAGCGGATGTTCCAGTACACCTTGCCCTGCTCCAGTTGGCTGGCGGTGTTCAGTTCAGGGTCGGCGTAGACCTCGAAATTGATGATCGCGCCCTGGTTCTTCAGGTCGCGCATGAAGGCCTGCAGGCCCTCGGTGACATCCTTGACGTAGGTGGCGGTGATCGCCCGGTCGACTGCCCATTTGTGGCCGTAGAGAATCGCGTCCATGACGATGTCCATGGTCCGCACACGAGTGACGAAGGCCCATTTCGGATCGCTGGACAGGGTGCGGTTGCCCCACAGGCGGAAACCGTCGTCGCGAATGATGGTGGCGATGTTGGCGTTGTTCAGCAGGTTGGCGCGGCAGCTGTCGTCGCCATCGAGGAACTCCACCGGACGGCGGGTACCCGTGATACCGACGAACTCCTTGTTCGACGGCGAGGCCCAGAAGCCGTATTCGCTGTCAGTCCAGGCGAACAGGCCGGCGACCCAGGCCGAACCTGGTGCATCGACGGTGGCCTCGGCGTCGTTGTCCCAGTAACGCACGCCTGGGTCGACCAAGAAGGCTCGCTTGGCGCCAAAGTTGCCAGCGTAGGCGATGGCCGACTCGTCGGTGGTGTTCGGCCCATCGATGATGGCGATGGCGCGCAGTTTATCGGCCAGAGCGACCAGCGCGGTGCCAACGGCCTCGACGGCACTGTGCTGGGGCGCCACCAGCAGGCGTGGCTGGGCGTTGAAGCGGCTCTTGCCGTCGAGTAGCGCTTGCAGGCCGGTGCGTTTGCCATCCGCTTGAACCGCGCCGATGATGGCTGCGGTCTGCTCGGCGGCGTCTTCGACCTTGGCTACGCCACAGGCGACGATGACGGCCTTGGCGCGGCTGTAGATTGCCCGGCAGGCCTTGGTGATGGCCGCGCTAGCGCCGAACGCGGCCACCGCTTCGCGCTCGCTGGTGATCATCACCAGGTCGTTCGGCTTCGCGGTGGCGTCCGCGCCAGGGGTGAAGGTATCGACCAGGCCAATGATCGAGGAAGACGGCAAGGCGATAGTGCGCGCGCCGGTGTCAATGTTCGTTACGGTAACGCCGTGAAAGAAGCCAGACAT